GATGAGATGTTTCGCGTCACTGGTAGCACAAGGTAAGAGTCCAAGGGAGGCGTATCGCACTGCGTATAACGTAGGAGACAGGAAAGAACACCTGATTATTACGGGGGCGAATAGGTTGATGCGAGACGTACGCATACAAGCTCTCACCGAGGACGTCTGGAGCAGTGTCGCAGAAAATATTGTGGATGACGCAATCGCTACCCGTCGATACGTCATGGGAGAGCTGAAGAAACACGCCGACAGCGCGAAACAGGACAGCGCGAAGCTCAAGGCGCTGGAGCTTATGGGCAGAGCAGTCGGGATGTTTACAGACAAGGTCGAGAGCAAGGTCGAGGAGATATCCACGGAGAAACTCAAGGCAGAGCTGGAGTCTTCCCTGCATTTGCTGGGAGAAACGTCCTATGACGCCCATGAAAGCGTCCAATAATCAGGGCATTGCAGAAAGTGCGGAGGAGCCTAATCTAGGCTCTTCCCTATGATTTCAGGGGTAAACAGGCGCGTGATACGTTGTAAGACGCGCATCCCTCTGACGCACAGCGCCAGACGCACCGCGCAGCCGTTCCTAGAGGCGCTATGGCGATGCCCCACCCACGCCCCACCCCCCAGATTTGCGTTACCTCCTACGCCTCACGCCTTACGCTCGTATCCACTCGTCCAATCCCATCGATTTAAAAAACACCCCCCCCTTCTCTCTCCCTTCCCCACCCCCGGGGGTATATATATTTGAAAAATATGTTTTGCCGTATATATATTTAAAAAACAATTAGCGTTTAAACGCTTAACGAGGTAGAGTGCGAACGTTCGCAGTTTAAACAGGGCAGACTGAATGACAAACAAGCAGACGCAGGTTTACGACTTCATCCGAGCTTACGTGAAGATTCACGGGTTCCCGCCTTCATATGCGGATATTGCAAAGGGTCTTGGCATGAAGGCTCGGAGCAATATTCACCGGATGGTGCATAAGCTGAGACGGGAAGGCATGTTGTCTTTGCGGAGTCATAAGTTCAGAAGCGTTCAGATTGCTGACCGCTCTGTGCAGAACATTGCTGCCTTGTGATTCTTTCCAGAGAAGAACTTGGAAAATACAGTCAGTTGTTGACTGTTCTTCCGCCTAAGTCAAAACAGGTAGAGAAGATAAGGCAGCTCTTCAAGCTGCATAAGAAAGCCATGAATCAGGATAACTTCATGGCTTTCGTTAAGGATATGTGGGCAGCCTTTATACCGGGTAAGCACCATCAGATCATGGCAAACGCTTTTGAGCGTGTTGCCAGTGGCGAATTAAAGCGATTAATCATCAACATGCCGCCCAGACATACCAAGTCTGAGTTTGCTTCATACCTGTTACCGGCATGGTTTCTGGGTAAGTTTCCCGAGAAGAAGGTTATTCAGACCGCGCACACAGCCGAGTTAGCGGTTGGCTTTGGACGGAAGGTTAGAAACTTGGTGAGTTCGCAGGATTATCAGGATGTCTTTCCGACCAAGTTATCCGCAGATTCAAAGGCAGCAGGACGGTGGAATACCCATGCTGGCGGGGATTACTTCGCTATTGGCGTTGGCGGAGCTGTGACGGGCAAGGGTGCTGATCTATTAATCATTGACGATCCACACAGTGAGCAGGAGGCTATGCAGAATAGCCCTGATGTGTATGACAAAGTCTTTGAATGGTATTCATCAGGCCCAAGGCAGAGGTTGCAACCGGGAGGGGCCATTGTTCTTGTTATGACCCGATGGGCAAAGCGAGATTTAACAGGGCATATCCTTGAGCATTCCGCCGCTAGAGGCGGCGATGATTGGGAAGTCATAGAGTTTCCAGCCCTGATGCCATCTGGAACCCCTTTATGGCCTGAGTTTTGGGCTAAAGAAGAGCTTGAAGCGATCAGGGCAGAGCTGCCTGTAGCGAAATGGCAAGCCCAGTATCAGCAGAACCCGACCTCTGAAGAAGGGGCGATCATCAAGAGGGATATGTGGAAGGTTTGGGACAATGATTACGCCCCCAAATGCAGCTACATCATCCAATCTTGGGATACCGCCTTTGAAAAACACAACAGAGCCGATTTTAGTGCTTGCACCACATGGGGAATCTTCTATCAGGAGGATGATAACGGCAAAGAATTGGCGAATATCATCCTTTTAGACGCCTTTAAAGAGCGAATTGAGTTCCCAGACCTCAAAAAGGCAGCTTATGAGCTGTGGAAGCAGTGGAATCCAGACACATTGATCGTGGAAAAGAAGGCGGCTGGCGCTCCTTTGATCTATGAGATGCGAAAAATGGGCATTCCAATGTCCGAATACACCCCGGGCAAGGGTTCGGATAAGATAGCCCGTGTAAACGCGGTATCAGATATGTTTGCTTCAGGTTTGGTATGGGCACCCCCTACTCGATGGGCAGAAGAAGTGGTTGAGGAGTGTGCATCTTTCCCTCATGGGGATCATGACGACCTTGTTGACTCAACCACCCAAGCTCTTTTGCGCTTTAGACAGGGTGGTTTTATTAGGTCTTTGTCCGATGAGCCTGAAGAAACGAAGTATTTCAAATCAAAGCGGCGTCAAGCATATTATTAAGGATTGATCATGGATAAAAGTTTATATCAGGCACCGCAGGGGTTGGAAGAAACGACTGAAGAAGGTCTTCAGATTGATATCGTTAATCCCGAGATGGTCACACTGGACGACGGCAGCGTTGAAATCACGTTAATTCCAAACTCCGAAGAAGATGAAAGCGAGTTTGACGAGAATATCGCTGACACAATGAATTCAAGCGAATTATCCACATTTGCCAGTGATTTAATTGAAGAGATTGATGCTGACCTAAACGCTCGGAAAGAATGGGCAGATACCTTTGCCAAAGGGTTAGAGGTCGTAGGGTTTAAGTATGAGGAAAGAACCCAGCCGTGGGACGGGGCTTGTGGCGTGTATTCCACCGTGTTGGCAGAAGCAGCCATCCGGTTCCAAGCTGAGACCATGAGCGAGACGTTTCCGGCTTCTGGGCCGGTAAAGACCAAGATTCTAGGCAGGGTCACCAAAGAGAAAGAAGAAGCTTCGCTTCGCGTGAGCGAGGACATGAATTATCAGTTAACTGAAAGAATGATTGAGTATCGCAGTGAGCATGAGCGAATGCTCTACAGCCTTGGTCTGGCTGGCTCCGCTTTTAAGAAGGTCTACTACGACCCCACTCTTGATCGTCAAGTATCTATTTACGTCCCAGCGGAAGATGTGATTGTGCCTTATGGTGCATCTCATATTGAGATGGCTGAACGCGTCACACACATCATGCGGAAGACCAAGAATGAAGTTAAAGAGCTTCAGGTCAGCGGTTTTTACAGAGATGTTGAGTTGGGCGAACCACAGACGTTTTTCAGTGACATTGAGAAGAAGAAAGCCTCAGAGGGTGGATACACCCTGTCAAATGATGATCGCTACACCCTATATGAAATCCACGTTGATTGCTGTTTGCCGGGGATTGACGAAGAGAGCAAAGACGAGGACATGGAGCTTGCCAAGCCTTATGTCGTGACTATAGAGAAAGGCACTGGGGAGGTTTTAGCTATCCGGCGTAATTGGGAACCGGATGACACTTTGAAATTAAAGCGCAACCACTTTGTGCATTATGTATATGTACCGGGATTTGGGTTCTACGGTTTGGGGTTAATTCATATTATTGGCGGATATGCTCGGGCAGGAACAGCAATCATCAGGCAATTAGTCGATTCGGGGACTTTATCAAACTTGCCGGGTGGATTGAAATCAAGGGGTCTTCGTGTAAAGGGTGACGATACACCGATTGCTCCGGGCGAGTTCAGGGATGTGGACGTTCCAAGTGGAGCCATTAAAGACAACATTATGACGCTCCCGTATAAGGAGCCGTCACAAGTTTTGATGAGTTTGCTGGACAAGATCACGGACGAGGGTCGTCGTCTTGGGGCGATTAGTGATATGAACATCTCCGACATGAGCGCACAGGCTCCGGTTGGAACGACTCTGGCCCTGTTAGAAAGAACTCTAAAACCGATGGCTGCTGTTCAGGCTCGGGTTCACTTCGCCATGAAGCAGGAGTTTAAACTGCTCAAAGGCATCATCTCTGACTTTGCGCCGGAGGAATATCAGTATGAGCCGGAGACAGGTGTTTCTCGCGCTCGTAAGGCCGACTACGCAATGGTTGATGTCATACCGGTCAGTGATCCTAACAGCAGCACAATGGCGCAACGGGTGGTGCAGTATCAAGCGGTATTTCAGATGGCAACACAAGCACCGCAGATATATGACCTGCCATACCTACACAGGCAGATGATTGAAGTTCTTGGAATAAGGAACGCGGACAAGATTGTGCCGACAAGCGAAGATCAGAAACCGCGTGATCCTGTTTCTGAGAACATGGCAATACTGGTTGGAAAACCTGTCAAAGCGTTTATCTACCAAGACCACGACGCACACATCGCTACGCACAGCAGCTTCATGCAAGACCCGATGATTGCCCAGACTATTGGTCAGAACCCGATGGCACAGCAGATCATGGCGTCATCTCAAGCGCACATTGCAGAGCATCTGGCCTTTAGCTACCGCAAACAGATTGAAGAGAAGCTTGGCGCACCGCTACCCGCACCCGATGCGCCGTTGCCAGAGGAAGTTGAAGTGTTGCTGGCTGGGTTGGTAGCAGAAGCAGGTAAGCAGTTGACGCAAGCCCATCAACAACAAGCAGCACAACAACAAGCACAACAACAAGCCCAAGACCCGATGTTTCAGCTTGAGCAAGCCAAGGTGCAGATTCAACAATCCGAAGTGCAAAGGAAGACGCAGAAAGACCAGTCAGATGCACAGATCGCGGCAGCTAAGTTGCAGTTGGATAAAGAGCGCGTTCAAGTTGATTTGCAAAAAGAAACTACAAGAGTTCAATCACAACAGCAGCAGAGTGATTCTCGCGTTCAATCACAAGAGCGCCAAAGCGAAGCCCGTTCACAATCACAGGCAGAACAGGTTAAGAGCAAGTTGAAGTTGGAAGCTATGAAGCTCTTGCATGAGACATCCAAACCCAAGGTAGAAAAGGATTAATCAGTGGCAAAAACCGTCTTTGATGTGCTGATAGAAAAATTCGAGGAAGACATTGCTTCCTCTGCGGACTTCTTGATAAACGGTGGAGCTAAAGACTACGCCGAATATCGTGAGGTAGCGGGTCGTGTCCGGGGTCTACGACTGGCTGTCCAATCAACTAAAGACCTTTCGCGTTCTCAAATGGATGAAGAAGATGACTGAACAAATCGCTATAACCGACGACGAATTGGAACAACAACTACCAAAACCAGTTGGTTACAAGTTGCTGATCGCGCTACCGCAGGTGGAAGAAACCTTCAGTGAAGTGGGAATTATCAAGGCAGACAAGACTGTATTTGAGGAAAAGCTGATGACGGTTGTCGGTTTGGTCTTGGATATGGGCGCACAAGCCTATGCTGATGCAGAGCGTTATCCAACAGGCCCGTGGTGTAAAGCAGGGGATTACGTGCTGTTTCGGGCAAATTCTGGAACGCGCTTCAAGGTAGATGGGGTGGAATACCGCCTGATGAATGATGACAGCATTGATGCCATCGTAGCCGACCCGCGTGGCGTAACCCGCGCATAAGGAGTTTTATATGGCTTTTGAAAAAGTAGAGTTTGAGTTTCCAGACCCCGAAAAACCAGAGAATCAACCGGCTGTGGAGGGCGAAGATAGTATTCAAATCGTCGTTGAAGGCTTGGCTTCCACACAAACGGAAGAACCCGCCAAAGAACCTAAAGTCGAAATTGAGGTGATTGATGACACCCCCAAGGAAGATCAAGGCAAAAAGCAGTCTAAACAACCCGATGAAATCACCGACGAAGAGCTTGAGAGTTACTCGGAGAAAACCCGCAAACGCCTTAAACACTTCAGCAAAGGATTCCACGACCAGCGTCGCCTTGCAGAGTCAGCCCAGAGGGAGAAAGAAGAAGCCCTACGGATTGCTCAACAGCTTGTCGAAGAGAATAAACAGCTTAAAGGCGCTGTTAACGAGAATCAAAAAGTTCTTCTTGAGCAAGCTAAAAAGGAAGTAACGGGCGAAATTAATGTAGCTAAATATCGCTATAAACAAGCTTATGAAGCGGGTGATCCAGACGCTATTATTAAGGCGCAGGAAGAATTCACTTCCGCCAAGATCAAAGCGGACAAGATAAATAATTTTACTTTACCCTCTTTACAAGAACCTGAGAGTAATGTAGAAGCTCGTTTAAACGCCCCACAAGCGGTCGTAGATTCAAAGGCTTTGGATTGGCAACAAAACAATCCGTGGTTTGGGCCTGATGATGAGATGACAAGTTTTGCCTTGGGGTTGCACCAGAAACTGGTGAAACAGGGCGTCAGCCCTCAATCTGACGAATACTACGAGAAGATCAACTCTCGTATGCACCAAGTCTTCCCCGATAATTTTGAGGGAGCAGATGAACCAGCGGAACCGCGTCGTAGAAATAACGTAGTGGCACCTGTAACCCGCAGCGTTGCGCCCAGAAAAATCACGCTGACGAAGACACAAGTTGCCCTAGCTAAACGGTTGGGACTTCCGTTGGAACTTTACGCCAAACAGGTTGCTGAAGATATGAGGAAACAAAATGGCTGAGAACAGAGTTGCTCGTGAATTAGAGACCCGTGAAAAGACAGAGCGGAAACGTAGTTGGATTAAGCCAGATGTATTGCCTAGTCCCAACCCCGAGGCCGGATATGACTTTCGCTGGGTGCGCCTAAGTACCCGTGGTGAAGCTGACCCCATGAATGTTTCCCTTAAGCTTCGTGAAGGTTGGGAGCCTGTTAAAGCTGTAGATCACCCCGAGATTTTCCTGTCGGCTGTTGAGAACGAACGGTTTAAGGACAACGTCGTGATAGGTGGCCTCATGCTTTGCAAGATGCCAACGGAAATAACGGATGATCGGAGAGCGTATTTCAAAGATCAAACGGATAAACAAATGCAGTCTGTGGATAACAACCTTATGCGGGAAAACGATCCACGGATGCCACTTTTCAAAGACCACCGGACTAAAGTTACTTTTGGCACCGGAGCTTAATCTTAGGAGTTTTAAATGGCTTATCCTACTGTTTCAGCACCGTACGGGCTAATCCCCGTCAATCTGCTGGGCGGACAAGTCTTTGCTGGCTCAACCCGGCAAATTCCGATCCAAACGGCGCACGGCACCAGCATTTACTTTGGTGACGTTGTTCTGATGTCTTCCAACGGCTGTATCACTACGGCTGTGCTGACCGCTACTACCGTTAACGTCGTTGGTATCTTTATGGGTTGCAGCTACATCAACTCATTGGGTCAGCGCGTTTATGGGCAATATTACCCCGCCCTGACGACCGGTACCCCGGACACCGCGTCGGCTATCACCGCGTATGTTGCGGATGATCCCGATCTGGTGATGAAGACCGCGATTGTTTCCGGCACTACCACTGTTGCTCAAGCTACTCGTGCAAATCTGGTTGGCGGGAATACTTCGCTGGTTGTTAACGCTGGTAGCACCACCACCGGCAACAGCGCACATTGTGTCCTTAACAGCACCGCAACCACGGCAGCAATCCCGTGTAAGGTTGTGGACGTTGTGCCTGATACCGCCCCAGCGACCGGTTCCTTTGTCGAAGTTCTGGTGTCGTGGAACCAAGGCATTCATCAATATCGCCTTGCAACCGGCGTCTAGGAGAATAAATAATGGCTATTTCACGCGCACAACTACTCAAAGAACTCCTTCCCGGCCTGAACGCCTTGTTTGGTCTTGAGTATAAAAAGTATGGCGAAGAACACAAAGAGATTTTTGAAACTGAAACCTCTGAGCGTTCGTTCGAAGAAGAGACGAAACTGTCTGGTTTCTCCGCTGCTCCGGTCAAAGGCGAAGGTTCTGCCATCGCTTACGACAATGCACAAGAAGCTTGGACGGCTCGTTACCAGCACGAAACCATTGCTATGGGCTTTTCGCTGACTGAAGAGGCTATCGAAGACAACTTGTATGACAGTCTTTCGAGCCGCTACACGAAGGCACTTGCTCGTGCTATGGCGTATACCAAGCAGGTTAAAGCTGCTGCAATCTTGAACAACGCATTTACCGGTGGCCCGACCTACGGTGACGGTGTGGTTCTGTGCAGCACCTCTCACCCGCTGGTTTCTGGTGGCGTTAACTCCAACACTCCTTCGACCCAAGTTGACCTGAATGAGACCTCGCTTGAGGCCGCTGTTGTTCAGATCGCTGGTTGGACGGATGAGCGCGGTCTGCTGATCGCCGCCAAACCAGTTAAATTGGTTGTCCCACCGTCGTTGATGTTTGTGTCAGAGCGTCTGCTGAAGACGCCGGGTCGTGTTGGTACGGCTGACAACGACATTAACGCGCTGAAGTCAATGAGTTCAATTGGCGGAGGCTTTTGTGTTAACCACTATCTGACGGACACCAATGGTTGGTTCCTGACGACGGACGTTCCGAACGGCCTGAAGCACTTCGTTCGTATGCCGCTGGCTAACAGCATGGATGCAGACTTCGACACCGGCAACAGCCGCTATAAGAGCCGTGAGCGTTACAGCTTCGGCGTTAGCGACCCGCTGGGTATCTTCGGTTCGTCTGGTTCGTAATATGTAGTATGATTCAAGGGAGGGGTTTAAACGCCCCTCCTGCTTCACCTTACTGGGATTTTTACTTACGCAGACTGCCCCAGCAGACTTTGTAGAGACAGCGTGAGTTAGTGCTACAACACAGGAGATTCACATGGCTTTGACCACATTTCAAGGGCCGGTACGTTCGCTAAACGGCTTCTATACTCAAGGGCCGGGTAATACAATTACTCTCGGCGCTACCGCAACCCTCACCGTTGCCGCTCACGCTGGACGGATTCTGCTGGTTCCGGCGACTTGCGCGATTATCCTTCCGGCAGTTAATGCTTCGGCAAACCCTGCGACCTCTGGCCCCGGCTCTGATCCAAATACGCTGAATAACATTGGCGCTATTTTCACGTTCATCTTTACCGCAGCTTCGGCTGGCGCGACTGCTGAAACTATTACTACCTCTGGCTCGGACGTTTATACGGGTCAAATTTCAGTTGCCGGAACAACTTCACAATCATTTAACTCAACGGCTGGAACGGTCATCACGTTGAATTCAACGACTTCGGGCGGCGCTGCCGCTGGTAGCCGCCTGAGTTTGATGCCTTACACTGCCGGTAAATATATGGTTATTCACGGGTCGTTTGTGGGTTCTGGCACTGTTGTTACGCCGTTTAGCTAATCTTCTGGGGGCTACGGCCCCCCGTTAACACACTAGGAGATTAACCATGCAAACAGACGTTCTAGCCAGTATACCTATAACCGCCAGTGGTCAATTTACTGACCAAGCCACTAATAATATTGGTCGTTGTAGGATTAAATCAATCTACATCGTTCCCGGTGCTTCAGCGGGTAGTCTTGTTCTTAGGGATGGCGGGGCAAGTAGTTCCATTAAACTTACCGTCAACACCGTTGCTTCTGCCACTCAGCCAACCTATATGTTGATGCCGGGACAGGGGCTGCTGTTCCAAACTGCCGTGTATGGAACGGTATCAAACCTTGGTTCCGCAACTATAATTTACGGGTAAATAATGACCTCTAACAAAGGCTTTAATCTCGCCGGTAAGAAGTTGATGATAGGACTTCCGGCGTATGACTACAAAGTAACAGTAAGCATGGCTGTGTCTCTTATGAAACTCAGTCAAATGGTGTTGCAGCATGGGATTGATATACAGGTCAACAGCATCTGTGGTTGTTCTGTTGTTTCTCGTGCGCGTAACGTCATTGCCAAGCAGTTCTTGGAGTCTGATTGTGATCACTTGATGTTCATTGATGCAGACATGACGTTTGAGCCTGAGTCAGTGATTCGGTTGATGGCGTGGAATCAAGATCGTGGCGTTGTTGCTGGTGCTTATGTAGCCCGTAAAGAAAGCAAGACCTACATCCTGTCGATTGACGGTGGCAATGGAATCAACGGCACTCACGGCACCATCACGATGGATGAAGATGGTCTGGTCAGGGCATATCGCGTAGCCACTGGCTTTATGATGATCCAGAAAAAAGTCTTTACCACGCTGGCTGAACAGCATCCTGAGTGGAAACACATGGACACCAACAGTCCGCAGATGCTCTACAGCTTTTTTGACTTCTTGGTCACCCCTGAAGGCATGATTGGCGAGGACTTCCTCTTCTGTGATCGTGCGCGGGAAGCTGGGTTTGAGGTGTGGATAGACCCGACTATCAAGCTGGGTCACATGGGCGTGGTTGAGCATAAGAGCGATTTTGGTAATGATGTCTTATACCCGTCGATGATCTCGCAGCAGACCATGAGTGATGCAGCATGAGCAGCATAAAGACAGTGCCGGTTACATGGGTTGTAAACCGCTTGATGTGTGATTGCGGTGGTGAGTTTCAGCATAAGTTCAGCATCAAATACAAAGCCAAACCGTTTGTTCATGTGTGCGATAAGTGCAATGCCACAGAAGATACGGAATCCATCTACCCAATGACAACCTACCAAGAGGTTTAGGATGAGCGCAGCATGGACAAGAAAAGAAGGCAAAAACCCCAAAGGTGGTTTGAACGCGAAGGGGAGGGCGTCATACAACGCAGCCAACCCCGGCAAACCCGGTTTGAAACCACCTGCTCCCCATCCAAAAACAGAAAAAGACGCTGGCAGGAGGAAGTCTTTTTGTGCGAGGATGACAGGGATGGAGGGGCCGATGAAGAAGCCAAATGGTAAACCCACACGTAAAGCGTTATCGTTAAAAGCATGGAACTGCTAACAAAATCTTGCACTCGTTGTAAAGAAATAAAACCGCTTGATGCGGTTAATTTCCCATTGCATAACAAAACAAAGTCTGGATTTGATAGTTGGTGTCGTGGCTGTCGAAATGAGTATCGTAACGCCAACTGCCGTGGAATGTACCGCAATGCAATTACTGATGAAGCCCTAGCGGATTTAAAATTAACCGTAACAAAATGTGTTATTTGTGGCGTTCAAGACAAATTAGTGGTTGATCATGATCACGTTACTGGACAGGTAAGAGGTATGCTTTGCAATCATTGCAACCGTGGGCTTGGACATTTTAGAGACGACCCAACTCTTTTAGAATTTGCTGCACAGTATTTATACGCTTCATGCAACAGTCCCAAATGGGAAGAATACTTAGATAAATCGCTAAAAGCGTGGAAGTGTTAGGGAATAAAATGCCTTCTACATCAGCAAAGCAACATCGTTTCATGGCAGCAATAGCTCATAGCCCCTCATTCGCCAAGAAAGTTGGGGTATCTCAATCTGTTGGCAAAGACTTCAATGCTGCTGACAAAGGTAAAACTTTTAATAAAGGTGGCATGATGAAGAAACGACGTTTTGCTATGGGTGGAGATACTGAGGGTGGTTATCGGATGCCTGATCCGGCGGATATCCCCGCGCAGCAGTATTCAGAGGAACAAGAAAAATACCTTGGTGGAGCGGATCGCACCGATCCATATATCATAGCTCGTATGAAAAAAGCTGTGCCGGATAAGGCTGCTAGTTTTACTCGCGCACCAAGTGATCTTGGCAACATTGATTTTGACGCAAAAGAAGATGCTAAACCGGATGCACCAGCCACGGTAAATAAATATTATAGCGATGATCTTCCTGAAGCAAGTGGTGGGCGTGGAAAACCTGTTGCTACCGCACCGGTTCGCAAACCTAAAGCCATTGTTGATTATGGTGATGAAGGTGAACGGTTGCGTAGACGGTATCCGGCTCCGTCGGCTCAAGAAACTCCTGCAAAAAAACGCATGGGATACAGTGACGAAACAACCAACCAAAGAGCAGATAAAGGAAGGTTTGGTGAAACTGGAGGCGGCGCAGCCACTGGGATGGCAAGTCGTGGTCGATATGCTTCTAAACTTACAGATGAACAAAAAGCAGAAAATGCTGAAAAGTTTGGTGATGTAGCTATGACGCTTATGCCTTTGGGAGTAGGTGCGGGGCTTAAAGCTGCTAGTGCTGCAAATAAAGGATTAAAGACGTATAGGGCTGGAGAACTTGCTGGGCCTAAAACAAAGCTTCTTACTGAGTCTAAAGCCGGAGAATACATTCCTGCAAGCCGTCAATTGCCAGCGCCTCGTGGTGACTCTGGCGCGGCTCGTTCATCTGCTAGGTCTTCTGATCGTGACACAGATAAAGCTAATGCGGCTTATGAGCGTTTGAAGAATGCTAACTTTATGAAAAAAGAAGCGCGTGACATGGATGTTGGGACAGACCTTAGTTACAAAAAAGGTGGAACAATCAAAAAACGTCGTTTTGGAGATGGGGGCATGATGAAAGAGTCTAAAGCAATGGTTGGCAAAGAAATGGCGTTCATGAAGAAAAAGGGCGCTCCGGCATCCATGATGAAACATGAAAAAGCGGAAATGATGGGTATGAAAAAAGGTGGTATGCCCATGAAAGATGGCAAACCTATGTTTATGAAGAAAATGAATATGGGTGGAATGTCCAGCTATGCCAAAGGCGGCGGCATTGAGTCTCATGGAAAAACCAAAGGCACAATGGTGCGTATGGCTACCGGTGGTTCTGTTAGCTCTGCTTCACGCCGTGCTGACGGTATCGCTCAACGTGGTAAGACTCGCTGCTAATGAGAGCCTCCCGTGGGATGGGGGATATGAACCCCAACAAAATGCCTACAGGTAAGCGCAAAGCCAGACGCGACAATACTGATTTCACCCAGTATGCGTCTGGCGGCGGGGTTAATGCTGCGGGTAACTACACCAAGCCGGGGCTTCGTAAAAGCATCTTCAATAGCGTCAAAGCTGCTGCGGTTCAAGGTACCGGCGCTGGAAAATGGAGCGCGAGAAAAGCGCAATTAATGGCTAAACGCTATAAAGCCGCTGGAGGAGGATACCGTGATTGAACATACCAAAGATTGTCTGCTTGAAGAAGCTGGTCAATGTGATTGTGACGCAGTGACTGACGAAGAAATAAACGCTGAATTACTTGAAAAAGAGGACGCAAAAAAGTGAAAGCCCCGCAGCAATCGCTCAAAGACTGGACTGCCCAGAAATGGCGTACTAAGTCAGGTAAGCCCTCGTCAAAGACAGGTGAGCGATATCTGCCTGAAGCAGCTATAAAATCCCTCAGTCCGCAGGAATACGCGGCAACAACGAGGGCTAAACGTGCAGGTAAGGCAGCAGGTAAGCAGTTTGTAGCCCAACCCAAGAGCATCGCTAGAAAAACCGCAGGATATAGATAATGACAACTTCCGGCTCAACTGGGTTTACCCTCGACTTTGCAGAAATTGCTGAAGAGGCATGGGAACGCGCTGGGCAGGAAATGCGGACGGGTTACGATCTTCGGACAGCTCGTCGTTCCATGAACTTGATGACCATCGAGTGGCAGAACCGTGGCATCAATATGTGGACAATAGATCAGGGTGCGCTAACCCTGACAGCAGGTTTAAACACCTATGCTCTGCCCTTGGACACGATTGATCTGATGGATCATGTGATCCGCACCGGTAGTAACACGGCGTCTACTCAGTCTGACCTGTCCATCACGCGCATCAGTATGCCGACCTACGCAACAATCCCTAACAAGCTGGCTCAAGGCAGACCGATTCAAGTCTTTGTCCAGAGGTTGTCTGGCGTTCTGTCTCCAACCAACTCCACATTGAGTGGAACAATCACCGCCACAACCACGACCATTACGCTGTCTACGGTTGTGGGGCTTCCCGGTGCTGGGTTCATCAGGATCGATTCTGAGGACATTTACTACGGCTACCTGAGTGGTAACACCTTGGGCGGTGTTTTCAGGGCGCAGAACGGCACCACAGCAGCCGCGCACACCACCGGAACGGCTATTTACAACCCGAATCTACCGGCGATTACCGTTTGGCTGACACCGGACAACACCCAGACCTATCAGTTTATCTACTGGCGGATGCGTCGGATACAAGATGCTGGGGCTGGGGTGCAGACTGCGGACATGAACTTCCGGTTCCTGCCTTGTGTTGTGGCTGGCTTGGCTTACTACATTGCCATGAAAGTGCCGGATTTAGCGCCTCGTCTGGATATGCTCAAACAGGTATATAACGAGCAGTTTGACCTTGCGGCGGGTGAGGACAGGGAAAAGGCAGCGATTCGGTTTGTCCCGCGTCGGATGTATATTAGCGGCGGCGGGTAATGAAAGATCAACTCTTCCTCGCTTGGGCTGCTGGTTTTTTTGACGGCGAAGGCTGTGTAATGGTAGAAATGTCCAAGGAGGCGCGTTGCCGTCACGGTTTTAGGACAAGTTTACATGCCAATGTAACGCAAACCAGCCTTCCTTGTTTACAACTTTTTTTAGAAAATTTTGGTGGCTCAATTAGCACATCAAATTCCCGCACCCCTAATGGTCGTAGATGGTCTGTGCAGCATCGTTGGGTTTCAAGAAATGAAGAAGCGTTGGCTTTTTTAAAAGAAATACAACCGTATTCAGTAGTAAAAAAAGAACAAATTGCTGCGGCGCTTAAATATCAAATGTTTTCCGCCAACGGCAAAAAGTACGGAAGATTGGATAATCCAATTCCAGATGAAGTAATGGCTTCGCGAGTTGCTTTACGTAGTATGTTACAGGACATCAGGTCAAGCATGAAAACCCCGGCGTTGCCAGCAAGGGCAATACATGGGGAATAGATACGCTTCAGGTAAAAATGCTATTGCGATATGTGACCGTTGCGGGTTTAGATATCGCCTTAGAGACCTTAAAACTTTGATTATTAAGACTAAAAATATTAATATATTAGTCTGCCAAGAATGTTTTGAACCAGATCAACCACAGTTGCAGTTGGGCATGTATCCGGTCGATGACCCTCAAGCCCTGAGAAATCCACGGACAGACACGACCTATCAGACCTCTGGAGTGCTTGCAAACGGGTCTCTGGGAGATGGTAGTAGGCAGATTCAGTGGGGCTGGAACCCGATTGGCGGGGCTTCCCTAAATGACGCAGGGCTGACCCCCAACTATTTGACGTTGGATATACAGTTAGGCACCGTAACAGTAGTGACAACTTAAGGAGCTATTATGAAGAAATATCTGTCTGGTGGTGATGTCAAGCAGGTCAAAAAGATTGCTGACAAAGAGGTTAAAGGGCATGAAAAGAAGCTGCACGGTATGGCTTCGGGCGGAATTTTAGTCCGTGGTGGTAAAGCCCAAACCAAGGGTAAAATGGCTCGTGGCCCAATGGGTTAGGGAGTAGTTTATGAACTACGCAAGTCTCTGCACCAATATTCAAGACATCACTGAGAATACGTTCACAGCGGATCAACTTGCCATGTTCACGCAACAGGCAGAACAGAAGATTTATAACACTGTTCAGATTGCCAATCTGCGTAAGAATGTCACTGGGACGTTGACTAGCGGGAACAAATATCTGGCAACCCCGACAGATTTTCTGTCCGTCTATTCGTTGGCAGTCTTTCCGACCAGTGGGGACTACACCTACCTCATCAACAAAGATGTGAACTTCATGCGTGAAGCTTTCCCCGGCTCTACCGGTGGAACAGGGTTGCCCAAGTATTACGCGATATTTGGCCCAGCTTCTAATGACGTTACTGAGTTGACTCTGATTGTTGGCCCAACACCGGATGCTACCTATAACGCAGAGCTGCATTACTACTATTACCCCGAGTCCATTGTCACCGCTGGCACGACTTGGCTTGGAGACAACTTTGATTCGGCGCTGCTTAATGGCGCACTGATTGAGGCTATCCGGTTTATGAAGGGCGAAGCGGACGTTATTGCAAACTATGAGAGCATGTATGTAATTTCGTTGAAGATGCTGAAAAACCTCGGGGATGGTAAACAGCGTCAGGATGCTTATCGTTCTGGTCAGGTCAGGAATAAGGTTGCCTAATGTCTATCGTCCAAACACTGACTACTAGCTTCAAGGGACAGTTACCCCTTGCTGTCCACGACTTCACCACAGACACAATGAAGCTGGCGTTGTATTTGTCTACCGCCAATCTGGATGCAGATACCACTGTTTACACGACTAATGGTGAGACTACAGGCACAGGTTACACGGCTGGTGGGATTGTTTTGACCAACGCTACCGTCCTGACCTACGGCACAACGGTATATATAGACTTCGATGATGCTGCGTGGGCAGGTGTTTTGACGGCACGAGGTGGGTTGATATACAACTACTCAAAAGCAAACAAGTCCGTGGCAGTTATAAACTTTGGCGCTGATAAGACTTCGGTTAATACATTCACTGTTCAGATGCCAGCAAACACTTACACTTCTGCGCTCATTAGGATATAGACATGCTAGTCACTACCACAAAAGGCGAGATGGACGATTCCTTGCTGGAGAAGAGGGAAGGTTCTGTTGATAATGATAATGAATCCACTACATGGGTCGAGTATTGGCTTGAGGGTGAACTCGTGCATCGTTCGGCTCATGTGACGCTAAAGAAAATGCCGACCTTCGCTGGTGGCGAAACCGCATCAATAGGATAGGAGTTTAAATTGGCTGGTAAACCACGGATGTCAGAAACCGAGCGTTTTATGTCCAAAGTGCATAAGGCGGAGAACGGCTGCTGGCTGTGGGAAGCCTATTGCATGAAAAACGGGTATGGATTTTTTAGAACCCCTAAAAGAAACGAGCTAGCGCATCGTGTTTCCTATAGACTTTTTGTTGGTGCGTTAGATAAAAGAGATGTAATGCACTCTTGTGATAATCCTTCTTGTGTAAACCCAGAACATTTAAATCTTGGAACAAGAGCAGAAAATATGCAAGATGCAAAAAGAAAAATGCGTGTTTGCTTTGGTGAATCACATGGTCGAGCTAAACTAACAAACGATCAAGTTGAATTTGCAAAAACAGCGCAGGGATTACAGCGAGAAATTGCTGCTTCGCTTGGCGTTTCTCAAGGACACATAAGTTTTATTCGAAGTGGAAATCAATCGCACAAAGCAAAAAATTTAAATTGGGCGTAGCCCAAAAAAGGAACTATCATCGCAAACACTCAAAGTATGTGTACTTCGTTTCTCGGTGAACTGATGCTCGGTCAGCACCAGTTTGGAACCTCAACGATTGTTTCTCGTGGCAGTTTAACTTCGCCAACCACGGACACCGTTAAAGCTGCGCTGTATCTAGCGTCAGCCACTTACAACGCATCCACTACGGCATATTCAGCTACTGGAGAAGTTTCAGGCACTGGTTATACAGCGGGTGGCGTAACAGTTACTAATGCGACGGCTCCTACCTCGACTAATTCTTCGTCTACGGCGGGTGTGGGCTATTGGACGCCTTCAGCATCTATTGTTTACACGACCGTGACTTTGACAACCGCTTTTGATACGGTGTTGATCTACAACAGCACTCAGTCCAACAAGGCTGTCTCTGTCCACACGTTCGGGTCACAAACGATTACTGCTGGCACGTTCACTTTGACTATGCCTTCAAACACGACAACGACTGCTCTCATACGCTTGTCCACTACTTAAGGGTGAGCTATGTCTTTAGGCTGGGGGGATAGCACATGGGGTGCTAATGGTTGGAGCGGCACCCTCAGTCTAACCGGCGTAGAAGGAGCGGGTAATGTAGGCACGGTTGGAGTAAGTAAGACCATAGCTTTAACCGGAGTCAGCGCAGCAGGGACGGTAGGAACTGTAATATCCAGCGTTACAGACGAAGAAGCAGGTGATGTAGCAACAGGTTCGGTAGGTTCGGTAACGCCAAGCCTGACCATAGCCTTGACCGGGGTTGTTGCAAGTGGCGCAGTTGGAACGGTAGTCCATAGCAAAGAAGCAGCTTTAACCGGTAACGCAGCAACTGGAGCGGTTGGATCGGTAGCTCTGGGAGCAAGGAGTTTTGCGTTAACGGGGGATGTGGCTAGTGGTGATGTAGGAACGGTAACGCACGGCGGGGCATCGTTAGCCTTAACTGGAAACGCAGCATCTGGTGTAGTTGGAACGGTTGTTCAAAGCAGGGCGGTAGACGTAACAGGGGTTGATGCGGCTGGTGTAGTGGCTCAAGTTATTGTCCCGCTGCCGTCAAATCAAGCAAACGGTGCTGTTGGCACAGTAGTTCAGAGCAGGACAATAGCCCTAACCGGGGTAGATTCAGCGGGGTTGGTAGGCACAGTTTCTCGCGCAGCAACATCTTTTGCACTTACTGGAAACGCGGCAGCGGGGTATGTCGGGGATTCAATAGCGGTTTATTGGACACTTATTAACACAGTTCAAAACCCAAATTGGTCACCGATTACTGATTCACAAACGGCTGGCTGGACTACAATAACGAATACGCAAACGCCTAATTGGTCTTCAATAACAACGGTTCAAGTCCCAGTTTGGGGCGCTGTAGAAACAGAACAAACCCCTGTTTGGGAAGAAATACAAACTATTTAGTAAGGAATCATTATGACGACTGCCTCAACTACGCTTCTTGGACTAGCCCTTCCGGTTACCGGTGAACTAAGCGGCACTTGGGGTGACGTTGTAAATGCCTCCCTGACAAACCTGCTGGACACAGCAATTGCCGGAACTACCACTCTTAGTTCAGACGCGGACGTAACGCTTACCACAACGACGCTTTCAGCTAACCAAGCGCGTCAAGCCGTTATCCTGTGGACTGCCGGTGGAACCGCAACAAGAACTATCACGGCTCCTGCTCAAAGCAAACCCTACATTGTCATCAACAAAACCAGCAGTTCCCAAAGCATCAAGATTGTCGGGGTTGGCCCAACCACAGGCGTAACTATCGTTGCGGGAACCGCAGCTCTTGTAGTTTGGAACGGTGTTGATTTTGTAACGGTATCAGTGACCTCCACTACTGGGATTGTTCCCGTAGCTAACGGCGGCACAGGCTTGGCATCAGGCACATCTGGTGGTGTTCTAGCCTATACCGCTACAGGCACATTGGTATCTTCCGCAGCATTAGCAGCCAGCGCATTGGTTTTAGGAGGCGGGGCTGGCGCGGCTCCAAGCACCACAACCACAGGCACAGGTGTCGTTACTGCTCTTGGAGTCAATACAGGCTCTGCTGGCGCGTTTGTAGTCAACGGCGGGGCATTGGGTAGCCCGTCTAGTGCGGGAACCATACCAGCATTCACCCTTGGCGGCACAGTAGCAGGTGGCGGCAATCAGCTTAATAACGTCATCATTGGCACGACAACTCCGCTGGCGGGTTCGTTTACGACGCTGAGTGCGACGGTTCCATCAGCAGCGCAGAACGTGACGTTTGAAGCATCGACAGTGGCATATGGTGCCGCCGTAAAGCTAAAAACAACTGTTGGGCAGTTGATTGTCGGGAAATCCCGCGCTGCGGGTAATGACTTCGTTAATGGTGGTTACGGCAATTATGGGGTTATCACCACCGACACAACAGACGGCGTTGTTATTGGGGTTAATTCGACTGTTGTCGCCACGTTCACTACTGGCGGCATCAACGGAGTCCTCGGAGCGACCACACCAGCGGCGGCGAGCGTTACGACGCTGAGTGCGACGGGGAATGCAACAATAGGCGCTGCCTCTGGAGTAAAGTCTCTTACTGTCAGCAGTTCGGACAACAATGCAAGCGTCATCATCGCTGCTGGCAATGGTGCAACAGGTGGCCTACGGTTTAATAACTACGCTGGAACACAACATTGGAACATCTATGAAACTGAGGGTGCGTCTGGTCAGCAAGGCAATTTAAGCATCTATAACGAAGTTGCTGCTGCAAATCAATTAGTCCTCGACTCCTCCGGCAACTTGGGTCTGGGGGTTACGCCTAGTGCTTGGTCATCTACATTTAAAGGATTTCAACTGGGTTCAACTGGTTCAATTTGGTCAATTTCCAGCGGAAATGGTGGAACTTATTATGGGAACAACTATATATACGGTACATCAGGTCGCACTTATTTGACCACGGGTACGGCTCTTGAACTTGCTTTGGCAAGCGGTGCATTTCAATTTAATATTGCGGCATCAGGCACAGCAGGTAACCCAGTCACCTTCACCCAAGCAATGACCCTCGACTCCTCCGGCAACTTGGGGATTGGGGCTAGTAGTCCGAGTGCTAAACTGGATGTGCGAGATGTAACACAGGTTTATACCGGCAACTATGGAAATTTTAGCATAATAAATTCTGCTAACTCCAATATAGTTTTGAGTATGGGAATTGACACTACTCTTGGAACTAATGGATCGGCATATATAAACGCAGCAAAATATGGAACAGCTTATATTCCTCTTTTGTTACAACCAAACAGTGGCGACGTGGGGATTGGGACGAGTTCGCCTCAAGTACAAAATTGGAGGGCTGGAACATATTTAACAGTTGCTAACGCATCAACAAGAGGTCAAATTGAAACTGATGCGGCTGTAGCCGATTCTAGTTCGGCAGCTCTTGGGGCGTTGTTGTTTTCTTATAGTACCAATACTACAAATCATAAAACTGTTGCTTTGATTGAAGCCAATTCAGAAGGCGCAACAGCGAACCAACGAGGCGGGTCTCTTAATTTTTTCACAAAAGCTAATGGAACTGCCTCTCCAGCAAGAAACATGATTCTCGACTCCAGCGGTAACTTGCTGGTGGGGACTACGAGTGGAACATCATATAAATTAGCTTTAAAAACAAGTTCTGCATCACAAAGTGCAATTGGTACAACTGGCACATCTGGCGATACAGCATTTCAAGCAATTCTGATAACCAAGTTTGACAACGACTCAACCACATCGCAAAACTTTATTCAGTTTCAAATCAATAATGGTGGGGCAAACTGCGGAAAGATTACAGCCAACGGCGCAAACACGGCGGCATTTGGCTCAACATCTGACCAACGGGTAAAAGAAAACATCGCTGAGTTGCCTTCACAGCTTGCTAACATCATGGCATTGCGTCCGGTAGAGTTTGATTACCTTGAGTCTTATGGCGGTGGGCATCAAATTGGCTTTATTGCACAAGAAATTCAACAGGTTTACCCAGATGTAATTTCTACAGATGATTCGTCTGAAAAAATTATGTCTATTACTGGGTGGAGCAAAACAGAAGCCCGTTTGGTAAAAGCCATCCAAGAACAACAAGCCATCATCACCGCGCTGACAACCCGCATCACCGCACTGGAGGCTAAATGAACCTGCTCAAGTCTAAAACCGTCTGGTATGCGATTGTTATTGCAGTCTTGTCCATCGTTCAGGGCTATATAGGTTTGCTGCCGATGACGCCGGTAGCACAGATGTTTGTCGGGATTACGATCTCGGTGGGCATCGTTATTTTGCGTCTACTCACAACTCAACCCATAGGGGATAAGTAATGATTAAGCTGGAACTGGAACAGAACGAAGTGCAATTCATCTTGAACATGCTTGGTGAATTACCGTCGAAATCAGGCTGCTTTCCGTTGATCGTCAAGGTTCAAAGCCAAGCGCAGCCGCAAGTCGAGCAGCCCAAAGATGAAACCGTAATCGAAGCCGCGTAAGGATTAACATGATGGCATCTGTCACAGAAATTGAGGGCCGCGTGAACACGCATGAAGCTGTTTGCGAATTGCGGTATGAGAGCATCAACGCCCGTTTAAAGCGCATTGAAGCCGTTGGCCTGACGGCGGCGGGTGCCATCATTATGTTACTGCTGCATCTTGTGACAAAGGCGGGGTAGATGGACACGTTTGATATGCTGGTGAAGGCTTGGCCCATCCTGCTTGCCCTAATCACGCTCATCATTGTGCTGTCCAAGATCGACCTGCGTGTAGCTGTAATTGAAGAAAAGATCAAAACGCTGTTTGAGCTTTGGAACAAAAGGGGTGATAAATAATGTTTACTCTCCTCACTACGGTTATCTCTTTCCTATCCGGTGGTGTGCCAAAGCTGTTGGATTTCTTTCAGGATCGTGCTGACAAGAAGCATGAAGTCACGTTGGCTCAAATGCAAACGGAACGTGAACTAACGCTCAAGAGGGCAGGGTTGGAGGTTCAGGAACGCATTGAGCATATCCAAACTGAGCAACTCCAGATCAACGCGGACGTAGCTAACACACACGCCGCATTGGAAGAGCGCCAAAGCCTCTACGCGCACGACATAGCCATAGGTCAGGGGGCAAGCACTTGGGTGATCAATGCAAGGGCTATGGTGCGTCCTGCCATCACCTACGGCATGTTTATTATGTTTGTGTTTGTGGAGGTGTTTGGATTTATCTACGCATTCAAGACCGGCGTAGAATTCAACGTGGCGCTGGATCAGTTGTGGGATGACGATACCCAGACTATCTGGGCATCCATTGTTTCGTTCTGGTTCGGAACACAGGCTTTCAGCAAGAAATGAACGTCTCCGACAAAGCCATTGAGATGTTGTGTCACCATGAGGGGGTGCGTCGTAAGCCCTATCAGGACTGCATTGGCCTCTGGACGGTGGGTGTCGGGCATCTGATTGGCGATGGGAAGTCGTTACCTGACGAATGGAGCAAGACCCTTACACTGGAGGAAGTTCATGCGCTTCTTAAAAAAGACCTTGTTCGTTTTGAGTCTTGGGTATGCAGATTATGTCCTGTTAATCTTACTCAGCCTCGCTTTGATGCACTTGTCTCCTTTGCGTTTAATTTAGGGGCAGGTGGACTCCAGCGAGCCAGCATCCGCATGAAGCACAATCGGGGTGAGTTTGAAGGTGCTGCGGACGGTTTTTTGCTGTATACCAAGGCAGGGGGTAAAGTCTTTCAGGGGCTGGTAAACCGTCGAAAAGACGAACGTGCCGTATATTTAGGGGCATAAGATGCCGTTACAAAAACTAAAACTTAAAAGTGGGGTCAATAGAGAGAACACTCGCTATACCAACGAGAACGGCTGGTATGAATCCGACAAGGTTCGTTTTCGCCAAGGCACACCTGAGAAGATCGGTGGTTGGAGCCGTATTTCTACCAATACTTTTTTAGGTATATGTCGTTCGTTGTGGGCATGGATAACACTGGGTGCAGTTAGATTAACCGGCGTTGGTACCAACCTTAAATTCTATATCACCCAAGGTGGTTCATACGACGACGTTACCCCAAATCAAACTGTTGTTACCCTGACAAATCCTTTTGCTACTGTTAGCGGTTCCCCCATCGTAACTGTAACTGGCGCTGGTGGTTCTAACGGTAACTTCGTGACCTTCACTGGCGGCACTGCTGTGGGTGGTTTGACCATATCTGGTGAGTATCAGATTACCTATGTCAGCGGTGCTACATACACTATCACCGCAAGTTCTAATGCAACTTCTACTGTTGCGGCGGGTGGAGGCACTGTATATGCGGTTTCAACCATTGATGTAGGCCCAGAGATAGCTACTGCGCTGGTTGGTTGGGGCGCTGGCGGGTGGAATACCGGAACATGGGGCAATGGGACTTCCTCAACTGAACCTATCCGCATATGGAACCAAGCAAACTTTGGTCAGGACTTGATCTACGGGCCAAGGGGCGGCGGCATCTACTACTGGAATGCAACGATAGGCACCTTGCCAAAGACGTTTACCGTCACAATTGCTACCCCCGGTGTCGTTACTTCTACCATTAGCTTACCAATTAACACAGCCATTACTCTTACAACTACAGGGGCTTTGCCGACTGGATTGCTAGTTGGAACTGTCTACTACGTACGGACTACCGGAACGACCTTTAGCCTAGCTCTTACCGTAGGCGGGGCCGCTATCAATACCAGCGGCAGTCAGTCTGGTGTGCATTCCATATCACCACGCGGTATAAATATTGTTTCTATTAGTGGTGCCTCAGACGTACCTATATACCAGAACTGCCTGTTAATTTCCGATACAAGCAGGTTTGTGTTTTGTATGGGCGCTAATGAGCTTGGTAGTACCATTCAAGACCCCTTGCTTATTCGGTGGTCAGACCAAGAATCTTTTACCGATTGGACTCCAGACCCAACCAATCAGGCAGGGGATGTTCGGTTATCGCATGGTTCTAAAATCGTTGCTACCAATCAGTCTCGTCAGGAGATTTTGGTCTGGACTGATTCTGCCTTGTATTCCCTCCAATATCTTGGCCCACCCGTGATCTGGGGAACGCAGCTTATGGCGGATAACATCTCCATTGCTGGGCCTAATGCAGTGGCTTATGCTAACGGTGTGTCTTACTGGATGGGGGTAGATAAGTTCTACAAATACGACGGACGCAGCCAGACGCTTAACTGTGATTTGCTACGGTTTATATTTGAAGATATTGACAAGGCTCAGTATGCTCAAGTTTTTGCGTCCACTAACGAGGGGTTTAATGAGATTTGGTGGTTTTACTGTTCGTTAGGCTCGACTGTTGTAGACCGTTATGTGATTTATAACTATGTTGAAAACCAAGGTGCTGGGGCGTGGTATTACGGCACGATGGGTAGGACTGCTTGGTTAGACTCGGGGATTCGGAATTACCCGCTGGCTGCTACCTATGACAAAAACTTGGTAGACCACGAATTAGGTCTGGATGACGACACCACTGGGACGCCGGTAGCCATAGAATCATATATCTCGTCCGCTGAGTTTGATATTGATGACGGATATAAGTTTGGCTTTGTCTGGCGTGTGTTACCTGATATCACGTTCAGTGGGTCTACAGCCGCCTCTCCCAGTGTGACAATGTATCTCAAGCCGTTACAGAACTCAGGTTCTGGCTATAACAGTCCAGTTTCTGTGGGCGGTTCTACGACCCCTAGTGGGGCGGCGGCTGTGACTCGGACAGCGATCTTGCCAATTGAGGAATTCACTGGTCAGATTAATACCCGCGTCAGAGGTAGGCAGTTGGTGATGGAGGTGCGGTCAACGGCTCTGGGTGTGCAATGGCAGTTGGGTTCTCCTAGACTTGATATCAGGCAAGATGGTCGCAGATGACCACAACCACTAACTACATCCGCAAGGTAGACCCTCCCGCCCTTCCACAAGCAACGGATGACTACGCTCGTGCTTACCAAGATCAGACTAACAACGTGCTTCGTTTGTTCTTTAATAGGCTGTGCAATGGTTTAAACGCCATACTGAGCGTCAACGGCGGGGCTAATATTCAGTTCCCTCATGGCGCTTTTCAGTCCGGGGTTGACCAGACCGCCACAGTAAACACAGCAACCGCAATGACGTTTAACGTCACAGACTATTCTAATGCTGTGTCTGTGGTGAGTAACTCTAGAATAACGGTAACTACAGCAGGTATCTATAACCTGCAATGGTCTGGTCAGTTTGAGAACGCCGATACCCAACTACATGATGCAAGTGTCTGGATGCGTGTAAACGGCGCAGATGTGGTTGGGTCTAACAGTCTTGTTTCGGTGCCTAATAAGCATGGCGGTGTAAACGGGCATACCATTGCAGCTTGGAACTACTTTGTTGAGCTACAAGCAAGCCAGTATGTAGAGTTGTGGTGGTCTACGGATGATGCCCAAGTCTCCCTTCAATACTACGCTGCCGGAGTTACCCCCACCCGCCCAACCACAGCCTCTGTGATTGCTACATTGTCCTTTGTTTCAGCATTGCCGGGAGCTTGAGATGGCATTAGTCAGACAACCACAATATGACCGTAAATCCGACAGTGAAAATGGAACGGAAAAAGTAGAGGCGTTTGTTGATACTTCTACGGGACAGATATTTAACAACCAAAGGCAAGGCGATAGCGAGAACGGTTTTACTTACAAAATGACTCCTACGGATAGTTCGTGGGATTACATGAACGCAGCAGACCAGTCTGGTAAAAATATTTTTGGTTCTCAAGGCTATGTTCCAGATGAATATAAATTGTCTGGGGATGAATCTGGTGATTCTTGGGGTTCAAGCAATGTAGGTGGCACGACCCCGTCTGGCGATTTTCAAATTGGACAGTCTCTAGACCGTAAGGGTTATACCGATGTTCTGAATAAATATGGCATTAAACCAAAGTATGACCCTGAATACGGCTATGTTCTTCCCGCAAATGTTCACAATGCAGTAACTCAAGAGTATTTTAAAAATTCTGGACTTGGGTCGTATGGAAGCGGTGGCGATTTTATAAACAAAATGCTGGATGCCGGAGTCCCACTTAAGTTAATGATGTCGGCTATTGGTGGCCCAATGATGGGCGCGATATCTGATGCCGCAAGTGCTGGGCTAGGTTTAGCGGATGCGGCTGGGGGCATAAATGCAGCAATTGGCACTGCTTTAGAAGGATTACCCACCGATGTAATAAAAGGCATCACTGACGCTGCTGGCGCTGCTGGCAAGAACGCTCTGACATCAGGTTTAAACGCTGCTCTGTCTGGGCAAGACCCCTTTGACGCTGCCATTAAAGGCGGTATAGGTACAATTACAGGTGGCGCGTTCTCTATGCTGGGCGGTGGAATTGCTCAGTCTTTGACTGATGCTGGCATTGGTAGTGACATTTCAAATACAGTATCAAAAGCAGTTACTCAACTGGTAAAGAACGGAACTATAAGTCCAGAAGCTCTTTTGGCTGGTGCGGTATCTGGTGAAGTTAACAAAGAATTATCGGGCGTCTTTAAAGACCTCGACATTCCGGCGTCAATGATGCCGACTATCACTCAAGCCATTAACCAAGCTATAACGACCGGCGAAGTTGACCCAGCAAAGCTGTTTACTTCAGCCGCAATGAAGGCAATCAACTCAGGTAGTAAAACAGCTACAGAAGCCGCATCGGGTGTGGTAACGGATGACGAAGCCGCTGCCGCTACGGTAGCTGCGGAAACTCCCTTAACTCCCGCACCGGATCAAGGTGAAGTTCCACAGCCTCCTGTATACGTTCCTCCGGTTGAAGAAACCCCAGTCAATACCGCAACAACTGAAGCTCCCGTAACCCCCGTTCCAATAGTGGTAACGCATGATGACGGCACTACAACGTCTACAGACCCAGTAACCAATGAAACAACTGTTGTACCTACCACTCCAGAAACCACATTAACTCCTGCGCCAGATCAGGGCGGTGTTCCTACGCCACCTCCGGTGGTTATTGATAACGGCGATGGCACTTCTACCTATGTAGACCCCAACACAAATCAACCTGTGGTTGTAAACAATCCTGTAGAACCAACGCCTGAAGTTAAGCCAGACCCAAAACCTATAGAAGAACCATTGCCATTACCGAAACCTATCATAGAAGAACCTATCTTAGATATAGAACCACCTATCATAAACGACGAAGAACCTATCGTAAAAGAACCTATCTTAGATATAGAACCACCTATCATAGAAGAACCTGTCATTACAAATCCTGTTATTGTTGACGAGGACGACGAGGAAGACGAGGACGACGAAGAAGAACCTGTCATTACAAATCCTGTTATTGTTGACGAGGACGATGACGATGACGACGAATTAGACACTACCTGCCCAGAAGGTTGGCACTGGAACGGTAATATGTGCGTCAGTGACGAAGACGAAGAGGAGCCTGACTGTGGGCCGGGGATGCTTTGGAGCTTTGCGGACAACGCTTGTATGCCGATAGATGATGTGACCAATCCTGTGGTCAGTCCAACGCTACCCGTTAATCCTGTTAAGCCCGTTAAACCTGTTAAGCCTGTGGTTCCGGTTAAGCCTGTGGTTCCAGTTAAGCCATTGGTTCCAGCCATACCAGCCGTTGACCCAGCTATTGCTGCTGCTCAAACTCAACAGAACCAGCAAAACTCGCTCTTAATGGGGCTTTTGCTGGGCCAAGAACAAGCGCCGCAAAAGGAGGAGCCGACTCCTCTTGTTAGATCAAAAAATGCTTTTAGCTGGGATGCGCCATACGCTGCTGGTGGTAGTGTGTATTCTATAAACGATGAACTGATTAAGATGTTAAGGAGTTAATGATGGCTATCAATGAAGAAACCGGCGAATATTACGATGAAGTTGATGAAACGCTTCCAATAATAGAAAAACCTGTTGATACTGTGCCTCCAGATATTACTCAACCTGTTGATCCCACTCGTCCTGATGATCTAACTACTCCTATAGACCCTGATACCGGGTTGCCAGTTGTTGATACGCCAGAAGACACTGATCCAAACGCTGAAAAAGAAGGTTACATAAAAGACCTGAATACCGGCAAATGGGTTACTGTAGCAAGCGCCGAAGGTAAAGCCGCAATAGATTTGGCTGCACTTCAAAAAAGCCTACCAGAGAAAGCATGGGAGTCTCTTAAAAGCGCATTTACTAAGGATGGCTCAACTGACTGGAAAAAATTAATGGCTGTGGGTGGTGGCCTTGGAGGTTTGGCTACCAGCCTTTTGAACAAAGACAAGCCAGCGCCAATTACTGGCTATCAAGGCAAGATACCAACCCTTAATGCTGTTCAACAGCAAGTTCCGGGAGCCTATGACCCTACCCGCCGTCCGGGTAGTTCAGGACAACGCTACCTTACGGACATGAAATACGCCGATCCTGCCGCCGCTGCTGCCGCTCAAACTGCTGCCGGTGAACAAGCCACAGGTCTTGCTGCTTTAAACGCGGCTAATCCAGCTATGCAGAAAATACAAAAAAGTCCAGAAGGGAAAGTGATTCCAGATTCTATGGTTTCAAAGCCTTACGCCGCCCCTGCTTCTTCTGTGATTGATCGTCTTGCACCGACAATGAAGGGGTTGGCTTCGTTAACAGACGCAAAAAATGTAATAACATCAACAGATGATGGCTGGAAGATGCCTCTAAACAAAGAATCTGCCCCTACAGATATAAATGCTCAATCGGGTGGTATTGGTTCTATAACTCCGGCAAATCAAACTGTGGCTCAACCCGCTGCGCCGGGTAAATACGACAGTCCGACCGCTCAGAATCCAAATCCGGGTATGATTGCTATAGATGATCCGGTTTATAGAAAAGGAAATTCTTCTAATTTTTTGAGTAGTTTATTTGATGCCTCTAAACGGACGCCCAATCCCAACGCACAACCAATAACCTATGAAGATAATTACGCTTCCGGTGGTGGCATAACTGCCCTTAAACGCGGGAACTATTTGTCTGGCCCGACGGATGGAATGGCTGATAAACTACCTGCAAATATTGAGGGAAATCAGGAGGCTAGATTGAGTCACGGTGAATTTGTTATTCCGGCTGACGTGGTTAGCCATCTTGGTAACGGGAACTCCGATGCTGGGGCAGAACGCCTTTACAGCATGATGGACAAAATCCGTAAAGCTCGTACTGGCACAAAGAAACAAGGCAAGCAGATCAACCCCAATAAGTTTCTTCCGGGTGGTTTGGTGGGCTATGCCGGTGGAGGCGATGTTAAGCATTTCCTCACAGGCGGTGTTACACCCCCTGCTAATGCTATTGGCGCGGAATCCAACTTATCAAACTGGGCGGGTGATTACGTCACGGGTATGCTGGGTAAAGGCCAAGCACTTGCTGCTGCTCCGTATCAGGCTTACGGTGGCCCTTTGACTGCGGGTCAATCTGCTGGTCAAACCGCTGCTTTTGATGCCTCTGCTGGTTTAAACGTGCCTACCTCACAGATGGGTGCATTCACTCCGCAGACCTTCACGGCTGACCAAGCACAGAACTACATGAATCCCTACCTCTCCGCTGCCCTTAACCCGCAGATGGAAGAGATGCGCCGTCAGTCTCAGTTAAACCTACAGCCCAACATGGCTAAATTAACTCAGGCAGGGGGGTTCGGTGGTTCTCGTCAAGCTTTGTTGGAGAGCGAATCCAACCGTAACCTGCAAACACAACAAAATGCAGAGTTAGGCAAGGGCTACCAAACGGCTTTTGACAAAGCTATGGGTCAGTTCAATACGGAGCAAAACAGAGGTCTTGAGTCACAGAGAGACACTAACGCCTACGGTCTCCAAGCCTTGCAGAAACAGGCTGATCTTGGGGGTCAGCAACGCGCTATTGAGCAAGAAGGTATTACCGCAGACAAAGCGCAGTTTGAGGAAGAGAAAAAAGACCCGTATAAGAAGATTGAATTCCAGAAAGCATTGCTAGAAGGTCTTCCGGTTCAAGCGCAGTCTAACAACTATCAACAGCCTAGCGCCCTTGCGTCACTGCTTGGTGGGGCAAGTAATATGACTGATCTGTATAAACTATTATTCCCCGATACTGCCTCCGTTACTACTGTTAAGAAATAAGGAACCACTATGAACGGTCAACCCAATCAAGGTATTGCCTCACTCACGGGTGGTATGGGTGGTAGTCCAACGCTAGGCGGCGCTCCGCAAACTCCGCCAATGCCACAAGGGGGCGCTCAAAAACCGCAACCCACGCCGCAGGGTGGGCTTCCTCCTGACCTGCTTAAAGCTCTTGCAATGGCAAGGGTTAAAAAGCTTCAGGATGCTGCCAAGAGAGACCTTGAGTTGAAGATGGCGCAGCAACAAGCCGCCTCTGGGGAAGACAAGAAGACTGTAGTCCAGCAGATGGAAGAAGGCGTTGAAAAAGGCGCAATGGACGAAATCCAGAAAACTTTGACAGAAAAGCTTTCAGGTGGCGTTCAAAAGGCAGCTCCACAACCCTCTCCTATGGCTGGTGGCATAGCCTCCGCTCCCGGTGCTAATCAAGCTGCTCAACCTGAAGCAATGGCTTCTGGTGGGATTGTTGCGTTTGATGAGGGTGGTGAAGCTAAATCTCAATTCCGATTGGATCGCCTTGCCAAAGAAGAAGAAGGCAAAGCAATTAACAAGCGCAATCAAGATTTGATTGAATTGCGTCAAGCAATGCAAAAGCAAGGTTTGGGTTATTTTGAAAGCGCAACGCCAGAAGAGAGGCAGTTATCTGAATCTAAAGTTGCTGCGTTAAAAAACGCTTATGAGTATTTGAAAGGCTATGATCCTAAAGCTGCCGCCAAACCTGCCGCAGTAAATCAACCGGCTGTGGCAACCGAACCGTTAAACGATAGGTTTGGTATTGGCGAAGGTGAACAAAGACCTCCGGCACAACGTCCTGCTGCTCCTGCTGCTCAACGTCCTGTTGCTACGCGTCCTGCCGCTACGCTTCAAAATGTAAGTAACGAACCTCAAGGTCTTGGCTCTTTGCTTCAATCGGAGCTTACAGCCAGCATTAAAGCTAATCCTGCTGACGCTAAAAAGGCTGCTCTTGAAGAATACCAGCGGATGGTTCCACAAGATCAAGGTCTTGTGGATCAGCGCAAGAAAGACTCTGACGCATTGAGGGCCGCCCTTGAGAAACAGAACGCCCCACTGGATTGGTCTGATCGTCTCAGTGCTATGGCACAGGGTGCTATGGGTGGTGTGCGTGGTGGTAGTAACTGGATATCTGAGGGTGTCGCTGGTGGCGCAAAGCTTCGCGGTCTGGAGGCCTCACATGCTGCCAAACAAGCAGAGAACTTGGGCGTCCTTAAGGGCATGAGTGAAGAAGATTACAACCGCGACATTGCTTTGAAAGAGAAGCTCTATGGCGTTGGCAGCAAGGCTTATCAAGAGGCTGTGAAGGCCCGTGAAGAATACCTGAAGACCGGAGCGCATCTGTTCAATACCCAAGAACAGACAAAGACGGAACGTGAGAAGATGAAGTCAATGGAAAGGATTCATGCTTCAGATAATGCTGCAAGGGCGGCGCTAGCAAAACTACCTGCCGCAGAGGTTCAGCTTATTGAAAAACTTGCGTCATCAACGGGGAAAACTTTTGCCGAAGTTTATGCGGATATGTATCCTGCTGGCAAAAAACCAGCGCCTAAATATGATGCAAATAAAGCGGAGGATTTAAATAACTTTATAATGTCGAATACGTCTGCCGCTAAAAAAGACCCAGCTATAGCGGCTCAAGTAGAAAGTGCTAAAAAACAACTTAGTGAAATGCGAGGTTTAACTTCTGCCGTTCCGCAAACCTCTAATGCGAAAGCTCCGAAATTTTTGGGATATGAATAATGCCTATAGCCCGTTTCGAGATGCCAGATGGCAGGGTTGCTCGATTTGAAGTTCCTGCCGGATTAAGCCCAGAAGATGCTCAAAATTTAATTTCATCATCTTTTGCAAATAAACAACCAGACGCTCCGCTAGAAAGAACTTTTGGTGAAGCTGCCAAAGATATCGGTGCTGGCATCACATCTGGCGTTGGTTCTTTGGTTCAATTGCCGGGACAGCTTTATGGGTTAGCTACTGGTAATTTTGAAGACACCGGACTACTTGGCCTTGGTAAAAGCATTGCCAAATCCGGCGAAGAGATGAAATCTGAAGCGTTGAAACAGCGGGAAGCTCAACGCTCACAAAGGATTCAAGAGGCAGAAAAGAAAGGGCAATGGGAAGCCTTTAAGACTGCTGCCGGTGAAACCATCAAAGACCCCGCTCTGTTAACCAGTTTCCTTGCTGAACAAGCTCCTCAGATGATTGTCCCATTTGGCGCTGCCAAGGTGGGTAAAGCCTTAACAATGGGTAAAGGGCTGGGTGCTGGTCTTGCTGCGGAAGAAGCCGCTCAAGCGGCTGGCACAACAGGAACTCGTGCGGCTATTGGTGCAGGTGCGGTTCAACAAGGCGCGGACATTGGGACAGGCACATATGAGAACGTCTATAAAACCTTGGTGGATAAAGGCACTCCGCAAGAAGAAGCTAAGAGCCAAGCTTTAAACCTAGCCCGTGCTTCAGGTGCTTCAGGCGCAATAATTTCCCTGTTAGCCCAGAAACTGCCCGGAGCCAAGACTCTGGAAGAATCTTTTGCTGGGGTTCCCGGCACCACAGGTCGTTTGCTAGGCGCTGCAAAAGGCGCTTTGGGCGAAGCGACCAGTGAAGTGGCTGAAGAAACGGGCGGTAAGTTCGCCCAGAACGTGGCGATGCGACAGGTCAGCCCAGAGCAGGAACTGACCCAAGGCTTGGGCGCTACGGCAGGTATGGCGGCAATTGGTGGCGCTGGCTTTGGCGGCGTGGCTGGAGGGCTTAGAGCGCCCCAAGAAGCCCCGCAACCGGTTCAGGCTACCCAACCCTCACCCATAGTCCCAGAAGCGCCCCAGATCGATCCTGACAAGTATAGGAGCGCAATTGAGCAGCTTCGCGCAAACATTCCAGAGGCTGGGATATCTGATGCCCAAAAGATTGCCGACATCTTCAAGACTGCCGGTATCCAAGATGAAGCAGAGATCAGCTCCTACGTCAAACAGGCCACAGATAATGGGGACATAAAAGCTCACATAAGCCCGTTCTTTGATGTCAAAAATGCGGATGGAACCACCCTGTTTCGGACGACTGAACAAGCAATTGCTGACAAAGCAGCAGAGCGTTTAAACGCTGAAGAGGCGAATAAAGCCTCTGTCGTCCCTGTTGAAATAACCACTTTGAGGAACAATGCCGGGTATCCGCCCGGTTATGACATCAAGCAAGGGCTGTTTAAACAGCAGGGGTTTGATATTGTCTCCGGGGATACCGTCCTGTCGCCCAAGCCCATGTCTATGGACGAGGTGGATCAAAAGGCCCAGCGTCTGGCTGAGATTAGGAAGGACGGGATTAAGGGTATCGACAAGGAGGTCAAAGGGCTTCAGGCGAAGACTGACCAGAACAATCTGTCTGTGGAAAGCATGGAGGCAGAGGGTCAGGCCAATACCCCTGAATATGCAACCCTGTCTCAACAGGTAGCCCAAGACAACCTTGCGATCCAAAAGAGCATTGAAGAACTGACCGCCAAGAAGACATCTTTCACTGCGCCTTTGCTGGTTAGGCCAGCAAAATCTTCTGACGAAGGGTTTACAGTCTTTCAGAACGGTAAGCCGCTTTATTATTTTCCGACACTGGAACAGGCAGAAGAAACAGTTGATGCCGCGCCAACTAGTGTCCCAACGCAGGAAGCCATAGCCGCCAAAGAATCCCTTCGTCAAACCCTTCTGCCTTTTATGAAGCAGGTAGGACTAGAAGGAACGGGTCTGCGGATCATGGACTCTATCGAGAGCGCACAGGGTTCTGGGGATGGTTACTACGCTCAGAACCTGATTGCAATTGCGTTGTCAGCCCCCAATCCGATGGCAACCCTGCGTCACGAAACGATCCATGCCTTGAAGGAACTGGGTGCTTTCACGGATCAGGAATGGAAGCTTCTTGAATCCACAGCCAAGAAGGACTGGATTAACCGCTTTATCAAGAACCGCAATACCCAAGATGGCAAAAGCCTTTACGAGGCTTACAAGGCGATCTACCTACAGGACAAGGGCAACTTGGAAGGTTTCGACAGCTACATCACCGAAGAAGCCATTGCTGATGCGTTTAAATACTTCAACGCCAACGGCACTCCGCCCGGGATGCTAAGTCGGATATTTGCCAAGATCAAAGCTTTCCTTGAGTCCCTTGGCAATCAATTCTCAGGGCTTGGCTTCCAGACCGCTGATCAAGTGTTTAAACGGGTAGAGATGGGTCAGATGCGCCCGACTCGGGCTGCGCCTGAAGGCAATGCTCCGCGCTATGAGGGTGTGGAAACTGGTGAAGCTCCCCGCTTTTCCTTAAACATAGATGACTCCGGCGACAAACGACCCTTTGATTTAAAGGGCGTCCGTATCTACGAGAAAGAGCTTGAGGATATCGTTAAGAACATAGGCAATCGTATTGCAGGTCTGACCAGCGGTAAGACCCTTGCTGACGTTCGTGCTGGGGTTAAAAAGCTCCAGCAGTATGCGGATGATGGCATCCAAGGTGCCGAGTGGTATGAGAAGTCTGCCAAGGCAGTGCTTGATGTCTTCAATCAAGACAAAGTCTTGGCTGAGAAGTTCTTCCAGATCATTGCCATTACATCGGCGGCTACTGAAGTCAAAGCTAACTTCACCATGACGTATAACGCTTGGAAACAAGCCGCCGAAGGTAAGCCAATCAAGGTGGCAACGGAGCAAAAGAATAAAAGGATATCCGATCTTTTGAACTTTGGTATTGATTGGGAAGGCCGTAAAACCAATACCTTCTATTTGAACCTGATGGAGGCAATGGAAGGCAAGGACTCAGGCCGCTCTACTATCGACCTGCACATGACTCGGATGCTGTTCAACAGAGATGCCCCGACAGATGCTCAGTATGAACTTGCTGAGAAGATGGTCAGGTTACTTGCCAGCAAGGTCAATGTCCCTCCCAGACAGATACAGGCTGCTTCATGGGTTACCCAGAAAGCCAAGGGCTTGTTTAAACAGTTTAGGGAAAAAGGGCAGCATAAGAAAATGAACGATGAGCAACTGCGCTTCCTTTGCTTTGAAAGGGCGTTGGGTGATTATGCTTATTCGTTTAAAGCCAAGGGGGT